ACTACATCGGCAAGGTCCTGAACAATGATGACGGCCGGGTGGCGGTCTTAAACGCCATCAAGAACTATTTCGATACCCTTGTGCCGGACCTGCTGGACCCGGATTACACCGTGGAGGTGGATACCGAGAAGCAGGCCAACGCCCTGGGGGATCAGTTCTACTGGAAGTACTCGGCCCGGCTGATCGACTCCATGGAGCAGATCCTCGGCACCGGCTATATTTCGTAATGGAGGTGGACTGAATGCCTCTTGATGCAAGCAGAACAATGCTTGGCACCTACGGGCAGGTCTTTATAGACGGAATCTGGCAGACCAACTTGAACCACCTGGAAGCCAACGTGGAGATCCAAAAGCGGGAGCTCAATCTTTCCGGTGACCCCTGGGTCAGGCATAAAAAGGGGCCGATGAAGGGCACCGGCACCATGAGCGGGTTCAAGGTAACCAGCCAGATGCTGCAGCGCGGCTTTGGGAAATTTGAAATCGTGTCCAAGCTGGACGACCCGGGGGCGTATGGTTATGAACGGATCCGGGTGATGAACGTGATGCCTGACCGCCTGCAGCTGGCCAACTGGACGGCCGGCGAGGAAGTGGCCGAAGAAGTGCCCTTTACTTTTGAGGGATACGAACTCCTGGACCCGATTGTGGCAAGTTAAGGAGGTAAATCATGGACCTGGAAAAAATGAGCGAAGAACAGATACTTCAGCGGCTGCTTGAAGCCGACACCGTGCCGGAGCGGACGGTGAAACTGGAGCGCCTGGGTATCCCGGTGACTCTACGGGGGCTTACCGGCAAACAGGTATTCAGCATTCGGGAGCGCTGCACCGAGCGTAGGGAGAAAAAGGGGCGGGTAACCGAGCGCCTGGACGACGAACAGTTCAACACTGCCCTGATAGCATCGGCCACCCTGCGCCCTAACTGGGGAGACACAAAACTGCTGGCCAAATACAGCGCCAGCGGCCCGGAAGAGGTAATCAAACGGATCCTCCTGGCTGGCGAACTTTCCAATCTGGGCGACGTGGTGCTTGACCTGTCCGGGTTTAACACTGATCTGGTAGACGTAAAAAACTTATAAAGTCCCGGGGCCTGGCGGGGATGCTGCACGCACTGTTTGTGCGGCATCACCTGCGCCCCGGAGAGTTCTGGGGGCTGCCCCGGGGGGAACAAATATTCTTGATGGCCAGCATGGAGCTAGAGCTGGAGGCAATGCCCTAGCCCAGGAAGGTGGTTGGACGCGGTGGCCGAACGTGAGTATTACCGTTTAGACCTGGTGTTCGGGGTAGCCGGCGACGAAAGCGCCAAGGGAAAACTTAAGGCCATGGACCGGTTTATTGAGCAGACCAGAAGACGCGGGGAAACGCTCAACCGGCTGCGGATGAGCCCCACCGCCAGGCTTATCGACCAAGTATCGGGGCCAGCCAAAAAGATCGAGGCCAGCTTAAACCGCCTCGGCAATGTGGCAAAAAGAGTAACCGGTGTCTTAAAAAGCCCCTTGACGCTGGTTGGTATCGGGGCTGGATTTTACGGCCTGGGGACATCTTTTTCCAAGGCCATGAGCTTTGAGGCCCAAATGTCATCCATTAAAGCACTTACCGGCCTTACAGCTGAGGAAATGCAGGATATGCAGCGGCTGGCCATGGAAATGGGGGCCAAGACCAAGTTCTCCGCCCTGGAGGCGGCCAAAGGCATGGAGGAACTGTTAAAGGCCGGCCTGACCCCTGCCCAGGTGAAAACCGGCGCCCTGGAGGCGGCGCTCAACTTGGCCACCGCCGGAGAACTGGAACTGGCCGAGGCGGCGGAGGTAATGTCAACGTCATTAAATGCGTTTAAGGCGGACGGGTTATCCGCTGCAGCAGCATCCAATATTCTGGCCGGCACCGCCAACGCCTCTGCCACATCAGTGAAGGAACTGAACTACGCGCTGTCCCAGGTATCCGCTGTGGCTTCCGGAATCGGCATGTCCATGAGGGACACCAATGCAGCCCTGGGCCTCTTTGCCAATAATGGCCTGAAGGGTTCCGATGCCGGCACATCCTTGAAGACCATGCTCTCCAATCTCCAGCCGGCAACCAAGGAACAGATCGAGGTATTCAAAAAGCTTGGGGTTGTTACTGCCAGTGGCACAAACAAGTTTTTCACCGCTGAGGGCAAGCTGCAGTCACTAACCAGCATCGCGGAAACATTAAATGATGCGCTGAAGGGCATGACCGACCAGATGCGCATGGCCTACCTGGAAAAGATGTTCGGTTCCGACGCCATCCGGGCGGCCAACATAATTTTCAAAGAGGGTCCCCAGGGGGTTAAGAAATTCCTGGATGAGATGAGCAAGGTCACGGCGCTGGAGGTGGCCAGGGAAAAGATGAACAATGCCGCCGGCGCCGTGGAGCAATTTAAAGGCGCTTTAGAGACACTTCAAATATCGGCCATGCTACCCTTCCTCCCCACAATAAAAAGAATAGCAAATGGAGCTGCAGACTTTACCGACAGGGTTTCACCCAGAATAGTAAGCTCTATGGAAAGCGCCGCTAAAAAAGTTGAGGGATTCTTTAATAAGCTTGACCAGGACGAAAAATTTCAGCAGTTAGACTGGGGCGAGAAAATATCTTATGCCCTTGACCAGATCATTGTGTCGGCAAACAACTGGTTGGACGGGGAAGGCGGAAAACAGCTGGAGATGGTAACCGGGAAAATAGGCCAAATTATGTCGGCAGGGCTGGCGGCCGCAGCGCCTATGATAGCTGAAGGCGCTATAGTTATCGGCAAGGCTGTTGCAGAAGGAATCTGGTCTGGTTTTACGGCGGCATTAAAAGATAGCTTTTTGGGGTCAATTTTAATCGGAATGCTGGGTGGTGGTGCCATAGGTTCTGTAGTCCCTGGGGTTGGCACCGTTTTGGGTGGTATATCGGGAGGTGTTCTAACTGGTGGTGCACATCTATTCAACAAATATATTTTCTCTCCCGCAGTAAATGCAACACAACCTAAAAAGAACGCTATAGGTGGTATTTTTAATAAACCTCTGGGTCTTGTTGCTGAGGCCGGACCTGAAGCAATTATACCTTTGTCCGGAAGCATGAGGCCCCGTGCTCTGTCCTTATGGAATCAAGTAGGCAATCAATTTGGTTTTAACGGAATGCCTACACTTGCGGGGACAGGTGGCGGAACTGTAATCAATGTCTATCTGGATGGTGCAGTTCAAGCTCAAATCGATGTGAGAAACGATTCGGACGCCGAACAGGCTGCCAACCGTGCGGCAGCCATTATTGCGGGCAAGCTTAAGGGAATATTTACAAATAAAGCTTAGAAAGAAGGAAAACACCCCCTGGCATTGAATATTTTGGAAGGAGGTGTGTATTATGATAATTATTTTACTAATCACCATAGCCATGCTTCTTCTATTAATATTTCTGTCAATGGGCCGGCGGGACATGGAAAGGTTTTTTGACAAAAACGATCTGCCAGACGGCACAAAAGTAAATCTTTTTACCTGGTCCGGGAGGGCAATTGCTATAGGGGCTGCCATTTTTGTTGTAACACTATTAATTACGAAGGATTATTTGGAAGCCTTCGCTTGGGCATTTGTGGTAATGCTCATGGTAGCATGGGGAGGTCCTTACATCCAATATGCTTTGGCCTGGAATTTTTTAAAGGATAAGGTTAAAAAGTAGGTGGTTTTATGGACATCTACCTCATCGACCCCACCGGCCCCCAGCTCCACCTCCCAGTCAATCCTATTGGGGACGTGGTAATCCGGCGGGAAAAACACTATGAGACGGCCAACATCATAAACATCGGCGAAATAGATTTCCCGGCAGGCGAGAAGGTAAAAGAAATTACCTTCTCATCTTTTTTCCCGGCTGAATTTGATCCGTCGTATTGCCGGTACCCGGATCTGCCTGATCCCCAGGAAACCATGAACCAGCTCACAGCCTGGACGGTAGGCAAGAAGCCGGTGCGCCTGATTATCACCGACACCATCATTAACGTGCTGGTCTTAGTGGTGGCCCACGTCACCACCTTTAAGGGCAGTGAGCCCGGGGACGTGTACTATGACCTCACCTGCCGGACTTGGCGGGAGATAAAGGTCAGGACCGCAGCCGAGGCGGCCGCCCCGGC